AAAGTATTAGTAGTCCCTCCTAAATCCAAATCAATCGTCTTAGTAAATGTAAGGTCTACAGTGCCAAAGCCCGATGTAGCGGTTCTGCTCATTTCTATTTCTGTAGAATTAGTAATGCTAGCAATAGTGGTAGCAGTTCCACTACGAATACTAGTTCCGGTTACAATCATTCCGGCCTCTAATACTGATGAATCCGCAACGGTTACTGTAGCATCATCTAAACTAGTAGTACAGGTTTGAGTAATTGTTTTGGTATGTTTTCTACTCCAAGCAGAATCGCCATCTCCGTAATGTCCCGACCCTACATCATTAACTATTATTGATTTCATCATATGAGGTTCTGCTTGAGTATCTACAAAAGTATCTTCTTTACCGTGACCTCTTATGGTGGAAACTCTTGAAGTAGCAGTTCCGTTAGAATTTCTCATAGTTCCTAAAGAAAATATTTCACCTGCGAAATAGTTAGTGCCGTTTGTTTTTCTAGCCTTATCCATCAAAACTATTTTCCAACTACTACTACTTCCTTCTGTAGCGGCTACTTCTCCAATATATCTACCGTTAGAATCTGCAATAATTTCCCTCTGCCCTGTTAAAGTATTGGGGTTAGTGGAAGTATCTGTCGCAATATAAGAACCGAAGGTAAGAGTTTGGCTAGATTTACTTCCCCCTGTAGTAGTCGCTGATAATTCAAAATGTGTAGCATCAGTAATACTAGCAATAGTTGCACCCGTCGGTATTCCGTCACCGCTAACCGGCATTCCCGCTTTTATGGAAGTGTTAGAAGAATGGGTTATCGTAGTCCCGTTATTATAAGAGCAACCTGTAACTGTATAATCATTGTAGTCTCCTGTAGCAACTTGCCCCGTACTTGCGAATAAAGTAGAAAGAGTATCAAAATCAAAAGCAGAATATTTGAATTGGGGTAAAACTCTATCCTTAGAAATAATATTTTCGGGGTCTATTTGGTTAAAGGCCCAATCAAACACAACTTCGGTTAATCTCATCATAGAGAATCTTTTCAAACTTGAAATGGTTTTATCAGCAGAAATAATAGAAGCAGACGAATAGTTAGAATCGTTTAATGTTAAAGTATTCGTTTTTCCCACTGCTCCTTCTTTAGTGTCTGAAGATGAAGTTTCTATCGGGGCTTCTAACGCAAAGAAACTATAATTAGAAATATCTCTAGTTTGGCTATCATACATTAGACTATCATATCGTTTAGAAGAATACGGATGAAGGTCTGAAGTAGCAAACAAAAACATTCTAGATACTTTGTAATCTAGCAAATCCAAATGGTCTTTAGCAGTAAATATATTTTCATGTGTACCTGCCACATCTGCTACAGTATTAGTTATAGTCGGGTCGTGAGTAAATAGAACCCTTTGAGCAGAGGCCCCATTATGATGCAAGTCACTATCAAAAAATCTAGAACCATATACTGAAGTATTTCCTCTCGATTCGGGTAGGCGGTGAGTGCTAAAATCTGCGGAAGCATTCTTTCCTGTTTTTCCTACACCGATAATAGGATAATCTTCAGAATAACTTTCTATGTAATTTCCTAGGCCAAACCTATAGGAACTAGCATAGTAGGAAACTTTACTCACAGTTTCTAAATAATATTCAGAAACTTCTCTTATGTCTGTAGTAGGAGTAGTATTTATTCGATTATAATTTCCCTTTTCTAAATTTATTATTCTAAAATAAGGAGAACCGTATTTTTCAGAATAGTAAAATTCGTCTGCCATATCATCATAGTAAAGTGGATAGTTCATAGACAGAGTTTTGTAAATACTATCTTCGTTAATATGAGGACTTAGCAAAGATATTATTTTTCCTGTATGTAAATGCCCTGCATTTAATAGTGCTAATTCGTGAGTTAGTTTTCCTGTTTCTAAGAAGGTGCTTTCTACTAAGATTTGTATTGTTTGGCTATCAATAGTGGATTTCAATTTCCTATCTAAGTAGACATATATTGTATCGTGGTCTGTGTGAAGAGTAACTGTAATAATTTTACCTAGGAAAACCCCGTTAGCGTAAATTGGTTTATTGTGCAATTTTCTAGGACTTGCAGTAGTGGAAAGTAAGGCATCACTAGTGGTCGTCCCGCCTCCTGCATCTTTATCAATAGTAAAATAAGAATTGCCCGAAGTTCCTGTAGTACAAGAACCTAGGTCAGTAAAAGTAGTGTCTTGAGTATTTGCAAAATTAATATCCACTCTTCCCAAAGTCAAAGGAATATGCGGTGCAATCTCTACTAAAGTTTGATTATCAGAACTTTTAATACTCAATATCGAAAAGTCAATTAGCGTATTTATTGTATCAAAAGTTTGGAAATTTTTACTAGAAGCGTTATCATCCAGCCTTGCTTGGAATGCAGAATCGCTTTTTATTTTTACAGTATCGCTGATATAATATCCTAAAGCCCTACTATCATCACTAGCAGAAGTACCAACTAAGGTGGCGGATTCTGCCCCTGCACTAGTAAGGGTTTGACCGCTTTCAAAAAACAACCCCTTATCCGAAGTCGCTGTTAAATCTGTACTTGTATTTTGGAAGGAATTAGTAGATAGAGCCTTATTGAAAATATAATGTTTAGAAGTGGCTTCAGCCCCAACAGCCGCACTTGACGGACTAGAGGACGGATTGCTTTCGACTAGAGCATTGTTTTCTAAGGTAACTCTTGTACTGCTATTGACGATGGCGATTTTTCCAACATAGGAAACATTAGCGTGGTCTACATGATAAGCATAAAGATGAGTTCCAACATCAGAAGTAGCATCAAAGTGATTATTAGAATCAAAATCAACAACTTTACTGTCGAAAGAACAGGTCAAAAAAGGACTACCCGAAATCAGATTAACATTATTAAAGGGACTATTACTAGAATAAATAATATCTTTAGAATGCAAAGTATTTTCATTTACTATTGGTGACAACAATTTACTGTAATTATTCCTGCCCGATATTTCTAAAATCCTTTGACCGTTCTCTTGGTAAGAGTCAATAGTTTCTACCGTACCGTTGAACTTTTCTATTTCTATTTCGTATTCTCCGTTCACCCAATCCAATGCACTATTAGCGGCACTTCCATAAGTTTTGTTTATGAAAGCCAAAGTCATCAATTTCTTTTCTACATCAATCGCTGTAACGGTTACTCGTAAGAAACTAAAATCCTTAGAAACTAACCTAATAAATAAATTATCAAATCTACCATCTACAAGAGGGAAGTCTGTCAATAGCGTATTGTCGGTTCTATTGTATGCCCTTCGATATAATTTATCTCCAACGGAAATAGTAGGGTCTGAAGCATTAGAAAATACACCTGCAACATTGTCTAGTTTGTTATACTTGTTAGTATCTCTCTTCAAGGTAATAGGTTGGCTAGCAGGAGTAGTTCCCGTAGCCGCAGTAAAAGAACCAATAGAATCTATGATAAATAATCTAGAACCTATTTTTATTTCATCGTTAGCATTTAGGAAATTACCTAAATCAAAATCTGTAGTAAAGGTATATGTTGGAGAAGAGGCTGAAAGTACGGTCGCATCTAAATTAAACCAATCTTCTAAATCTGCCCTATGAACTACATGCCTGACCCTGTATGGTTCATTGTCTGAAATCTTTTGATTCTGAATCCTAAACATATCCGCTATCTTGGTTTCAGCATATCCCCCTCTATTTCCGTAAGATTCGTAGACAATATTATCGAAAACTCCGAATGCTTGATTCGATTTATCGGGAGAATATTTGTAATGTAAATATCTTCTAGGGCCTCTGAATTGTAGAGTAGTATGGTTATCATCATCGTCCCTTCTAGCATTAGGAAACGCCTTATCATAATCTGTAAAATCAACAGCGTGAACAGTATGGGCTTCATTAGAAGTATTAGTTTGGGGTGTGTCCAAAATCTTTAGATTATCTACAACTTTAGCCCTTAAATTGTACCTGCTATAATCTACAATATCTTCAGCATATTCTGTAACGGTTAAAAAAGTCGCTTTTATTCCTGCGTCTAAATCTACAACTCCACTGCTAT